AATATGCGGTTATTGCGCTGGATGCACAATTCAGATTGTCAAGTGGACAATATTTATCCGATAATGTTGCCATTACAGATTTGCCACAATACGCAAATCCATCAGTTTATGGTGCAAAGGAAACAGCAACATTCAATTGCGATAAAATCTTGGCCCAAGCAACAGCCAGTGAATTAACATCCACAGCGGTTTCACATTGTCGGTCAAAAACATTCACGGTTGACAGCGTCCAATATGCCGGTCAATTACCGACTTTGATGGAATTGTTTAAAATCTTGGAATTCATGACAGAAGTTAATGCGGCAGACACATCTGCAAGCCAATATTCTTCATTGGTACTTTCAACCAGTACCAATTATTGGTCATCTTCGCAGAATTCCGCCACCCTCGGTTGGTACGTCAACTTCAGCGGTCGCACGAGCACCATCAACCTGAGCAACACCTCCTTCGTGGTACCTATTCTAGAAATTCCAATTCAATAAGGAGTAATCAATGAGTATTATCAATTCAGTAATCAAAGGAAAGCAACCAGTAATTGACACATTAAATGTGACTCCGACAACTTCTGCACAGCAAATTACAGCACCTTCTGGAACAGATGGATATTCGCCAGTAAATGTATCTGCTGTGACGAGTAGTATTGATGCGAACATAGTTGCTGGAAATATCAAGAAAGATGTGCAGATATTGGGTGTGACAGGAAGTTATGAAGGCACAACACCAACAGGCACGAGAAACATCACAGCGAACGGAGTATATGATGTCACAGATTTTGCTTCTGCTGATGTACAAGTACCAACCACAGCCCCTGCGTATTACATTGAAAAGACAAAGGATGCGAATAATAAGTTGGTTAACGGAACATCTATAATAATGAGTTTTGCCGGGTTAGACGACATTGGCAATTATGCCTTACAATATGCTTATCAGGGCAACACCAGTATTACCGGTGCAATAAACATGAGTTCTTTAACAAAAATAAGTGGAACAAATGCTTGTTATGCAACATTTTATGGATGTACAGGAATAACAAGTGTAGATATGTCTTCATTAAAAGAATTAACAGGTCCGTCTGCGACATATCAAATGTTTTATAATTGTTCAAATATAACAAGTGTAGATATGTCTTCATTATATTCAATACAAAAAAATAGTGCTTGTTATGCTATGTTTTATGGTTGTAGCAATATAACTAATTTAGATTTAAGCAAACTACAAGCGGTTAATGGTACATCAGCTTGTTATAATATGTTTGGAGGCTCCACCAATGGACTAACTAGTGTAAATTTAGGTTCTTTAATACTTGTTGATGGAAATAATGCTTGTCAAAATATGTTTACACAGTGTCCAAATGTGGCTAGTGTAGATTTATCATCGCTAACATCAGTTGGAAATGGTGGTTGTAATGGTATGTTTTATGGAAACACAAGTTTAACTTCCGTCAATATATCGCACTTAGCAAAACTTGGACCCGAAGCATTAAAATATATGTTCTATGGATGCACAGCATTAACCGAATTAAGATTTGGTGGATTACCATATACAGCAACAGATATAAACTCTGCGTTTAATAGTACTTTATATGGTGTGACAGGATGTACGGTTCATTTCCCATCAGATTGGGCGACAGCAATGGCGAGTTATAGTAATATAACTAATGGTCTTGGTGGAACAAACACAACCGTATTGTTTGATTTGCCAGCGGTGACATCGTTAGATTTATCCTACATCACATCTGTTGATGCACCTAATCTTTTACAAGGGTTTGCGCAAAATAATTATTTCCCAAATGTGACAAGTATAAATCTCAGTGGATTAACAACGGTTAGCGGATATAGAGGATGTTATGCTGCATTTAGTAGTAGTCCTGGAATAACATCCATAAATTTGAACTCATTAACTACAATAAGCGGTCAACAAGGTTGTTCCCTTATGTTTTCTAATTGTACAGGAATAACTACTGTTAATTTTAATTCCTTAACTACAATTAGTGGTATAAACGGTTGTGGCTCGATGTTTAGTGGTTGTACATCTTTAACAACACTTTCGTTTCCGGCATTAACAACAATACAAGACGCAGCTGTGTTTTCTAATATGCTTGCTGGTGTAACGGGATGCACAGTTCATTTCCCATCTAATTTTGGAACAGTTATAACCGACGGTATCCTTGGCGGAACAAACACGACGGTTCTCTACGATTTACCAGCAGCATAAGGAGTAAAATATGGCTAAGAAAGAAGCAAAGCAAACAAAAACAGAAATCATCGATAAAGCGATTGAATACACAGAATACGCAATCGCACCTGTAACAACTTTAGTAATTTTCTGGAGTCCAAATGGTGCTGTGTGGGTATCGGCTATCGCTGGATTCATACTCTCTGGACTTAGATTGGCACAAGTAATCATAAACAAAGGAAAATAAAATGCTTGAAAGACACACATACAAAGGCATAGTTGACGGAGTATTCGGTATCTTCGTGGACAAAAAACCAGAAAACATCGAATTACAGGAAGAAGTAGTTTGGTATTCTGCGGATGAAGGCAAAGTGTTTGTCGATAAAGAAGGCAATATGCTTGATTCTGTTGTTATTACAGAAGGTGTCGATATTAAAGATTTCGTTGAAATTGTAAAACCAAAAGAAGAAACAAATGAACAGACAGAAATGTGAAGTGTTTAGTCGTTCGATGGGGTATATTCGCCCCATCTCGAACTTCAATATTGGGAAGCGGTCTGAATTTGAAGAACGCAAGACTTTTGTTGAAAACAAATGTTTAAAGGATAGGCCATGTGCAAACAGCGGGCTGTAGTCCAAAAAATAATTGAACATAGTGAAGTAAACGGGTTTGGGGTCGAGCTGGCTCAAGCCCAGATGGAGGATTATGTTGCTATGGACAGGAAAATTTCTCGCGTAGAGAAAGACGTCTGCGCTATGAAAAAAGATATGTCTGCTATGAAAACCGAACAGGCTAGACAGGGCGGGCAAATTGATCTTATTGTGCAGTATATAAACAGCCCGGCAGAGGACGAACGGAAAGATGGTATTGTTTGGCAACAAATAAAAAACATCGCCAAAACGCCGACCGGAAAGATTTTTATTATGTTGATGCTTGGTTGTATCGCGTTGTCTGGGCAGCGCATATTAGAACTGCTTGGTATTATAAAATAACAGCTTGACATTTACAACAAACCATATTATTATTACCAGCAGACAAATAAAGGATTGACTATGAAAAAACCTAATCTTAATGTTGAAAACGGCTGGCTAATATTCAAATATATGTTTATTTTGCTTGTTTTTACCAATTTACTTTGGGCTGCGGTTCATTTTGGTTATATTCACAAAAGTTTTGGTGGAACATATGATATTGCTATGACGCAAGACGGTGAACATAATAATCAGAGTATGATCAATGGCACAACAGAAAATAAAAATTAAAATCAAGGGCTTGCCGGTTGTTAAAAGAAAGAAGAAGAAACCGCGTGTAGTACACTTGGGAAATGGAAAGGTAAAAAGCTATGAAGAACGTTAAGCGCAAAATTATATCTTTTTGGTTAACGCATATCTTTTTACGCAGGATAGGAAAGAGATACCCAGAATATTTTAACCAATGGATGAAAGATTTAACTGATGACAAACAAGCCAGAGATATTATGTCTTTGCGTTATGCAATGTCAGAACAATATAAATTTAAAGAAATCGCGTATGTAAAAAATATAGACATCAGACGTGTATTTGAAAAGCATAAAAAGATTGTAGACCGCATAATTTCTGGATAAACGTTTGCATAACTTTGAGCATAACTTTTTGCCTTTTGTTGTGCTACAACTCCTATGTATAAACATAGGAGTTTTTTTATGAACCCATATAATAATTATTATACTCCGCCTTATATGCAACAGGCACAACCTATTCAGCAATTGCCCCAACACATAGAGCCCAAAATAGTGTCATACACGGTTGATTCGGCAGAACAATTGTCGAGTCTTCCGTCTATGCCAAATACTATTTATATTGGTATGTTGCGGGACGGTACGAAGATTTTTCAGCGACGCATGAATAACGATGGTCTGATGGAAGTTAAGACATATTCCCTGGTTACAGAACAGACCAAAAAGACAGAGACCCAAGAGATCCTTGAGCGTCTTACCAATATTGAAAGAAAATTAAATATAGGTGTTATAAATGAATCCAATGTTATCGATGTTACTGAATAAAGTTATGCAAGGTCAACTTGCTAATCATCCGCTGATGGCACAAGTGAATCAAATGATGGCTGGTAAAACGCCAGAACAACAGCGACAAACGGTCATTAACGCTGCGAAGTCGTGCGGATTTGATTTAAATCAACTTCCCCCAGACGTATTGCGTCAAGCGGGTTTGACATAACAACCTTTCCGATAAAATCGGAAAACTAACCAAAAGGAAAAACTATGGCAGAAAACGCATTGACCCCTGCTGATATTGGGGTTTTAATGGGCAACCGTAATGACGGTATGTTCGGTGCTGGCTCTGGTGGTGGTTTGTTATTTGCTATCTTGCTTATCGTCTTGTTTATGGGCGGTGGCGCTTGGGGTAGCAACCGTGGTGCTTTTGGCACAGAAGCGATACAAAACCAAATGCAACAGGGCTTTGACAATCAAAACACAATGGCTAACCAACGCGAAACTTTGGCTGCGGTTAACGCTGGCACAGCTCAGGCTGTTGCTGCGACCAACCAAACTTTCCACGATATGTTGAGTGTATTTAGCGACAAATACAACGAATTAGATCGCGACATATTGACTGTTGGTTCAACATTACAACAGGTAATGGCAAATCAGAATCAATGTTGCTGCTCAACATTGCGTGCAATAGACAGTGTGAACTATGCTAATGCACAAAACACAGCGGCAATCAATGCTAATACAACTGCTGCGATGCAGAAAGTATTAGATGCTATTACAGAAAACAAGATTGAAGCTTTGCAGGGTAAAATCAACTCTTTGGAATTGGCACAAGCAACAGCTGGTGTAGTCCGTTATCCAAACGGTTGGACATACTCCGCGGGGACATCTCCATTCTGTAACTGTGGTGGTTGTGGATTCTAACCAGATGGGCAACTGTTTCCATTTTGGAAATAGTTGCCTAGAACATTAAGGAGATGATTATGACTTGTAATTGCAATTTACATCGAGCAACCAGTATGACAACTGGTGGATTGCTGACAGTAACTAACGCAAACAATATAGCAAACCTAACGCCATTTGATTTGGTGTTGTGCTTAAATCCAAATGCGGTTATCCTTGGTGCACCAGTTGACTTTACGTTAACTGTTAATGGCGCGACAGCGGAATTAAAAAATCGTCTAGGGTTACCAATCAGCACAGATCATTTACAATCACGTAAGAGATACAAGGGTTATTATGTTGTTCCAGAAACAGGCACACCATATGTTATATTGGTTAATACGCCATGCGATTTAGCGTATGCTTTGTCTAGTGCGAGCGTTGCTGTAACAACCGATGAAACAACAGGAGATTAGTATGACACACGATGAAAAGATGGCTATGCGCAAGGCAATTTATGAACATATGAATATTTTATTAAATAAAGTTCACAAAATGTTTGCGTCATCCAGCGAATTAACTGTTCAACAGATGTTAGACGGCAGCGATATTTTAAAAGACATTGCCAAAGCTGATTCTGCTATGTCAAAGGCGTGTTACTACGACAGTATGCGCGGGACAGACGCAGACAAAAAATATTAACCTATCGTTTGTGCGTCAGACCTTTCCTGATTGTGCGAACACCCCCGGCTGAGGTCGGGGTTTTGTATTGATTTTTTCATATAAAAACGATATAATTGTATTATGAAAAAATACATTGGTTATTATATTGCTGGTAACTTTTATAAATACAGTATATATGAAATAACTGACGCGAAAGGGAAAAAGATATATAATGCAGAACCGGTTGGAGCAGGAGTAACAAGGGTCTCTACTAACTTACCGGATTTGTATCTTCAACTAGATAATGACGTCTGGGCATTAAACCATATATGGACAAGATAAAGGAGTAAAAATGAAACACTTTTGTAAAATACACTTTGCAATTTTGTTAACTTTAACAGTTTTGTTAAGTGGGTGTGTCAAAAACGCGCCAGAATCGATCACACAGGCGGCTTTACATCAAGCTGATGTAATTGAAGCCAAAATAACAAAAGAGTGCCCACAGATCGAAATAAGAACAGATATAATGGCTCTTAAATCAACCATCAGGGGACAGCTTTCTTCTTGTGAAGATTTGGTTCAGATTTATAAAGAAAGAAACAACGCGTTGTGGCTAGCAATTATTGCGCTGGTTGTGTTGTGGTTGGTTGGTCACTGGGCAAAAATTAAAACAAGGATTTTCAAATGAACGTGTGTCCTAATATAACTGTTAAAGAACTGGTATGTCCACACATATATGCGAAGTGGGGAGACAAAGCGATCAGATTTATTGATCCAGATGTAATTGAAGTACTTAATGTAATCAGAAACAAGATATTAAAGTGCCCAATAATCATAAACAATGGTGTATGGAAACAGCGCGGTATGCGGTGCAATCTGTGTGGATTGGTAGTTGAGAAGACAAATAAAAAACAACCGTATTTAACATCGCACCTGTTAGGTAAGTCCGTTGATTTCTCTTGTAGTAAATACACCGTTCCACAAGTACACGAGCTTATCAAAAAGAATGCAGACCTGTTGCCTTGTAAAATAAGATTAGAAAGTCCAATAGATGCACCAACTTGGACGCATTTTGACATCATGACCTATGGGCAAGAAGAAAAAGTGTATGTATTTAGGGCTTAAGTTTCTTTATTTTACAGAAATCGTTTTTTGCTTTAACGAAATTAACATAAGCCGTAGCAATTAATGTTTTGCCTTGTATAAATTCGATGCCAATGAGCGCAGAATCGCTAATTTTCTGCATCGTAATCGCGCGCATGTATGTAGCATCTGTGTCGCATAATTGTTTTTTGTAATCAATATTACAGTTTGCTGTAAACCACGTTTCTTGTTTTGTTTCTGGGCACGCGTTATTTAATGTGCGCAAAGCATATCTGTCAATTCGATCAAATATATACCCGCCGCTATAAAATCCATATTTGTTGGTATTTTTCATCACTTGTCCTTTTGTTCTGCGTTTGTCATTACATTAAAATATCGCGATGCTGGGTCAAATGGTTGAACCGCTTGTGCTTCTATCTTGCCTGTCCCATGGCACATAGGACAACAGACCTTTGGCATCTCTTTTAACTCTGGTAATTTCGCACCACAATACTGACAATAGTTTGTATCTGCTGTTCGTAATACCGCCTTGCCACATTTTTTACATATAAAGCTTTGATAATCCATCATCACACACACCTTTCATAGTTAAAAATGTTATAGTTCTGGTAACCCGTCATTGGCTGGCAACCTGCTACGGTTAATGTAAATGCTACTAAGACATATTTCATACTTTAACCTTATTGTGTAATGCTACGCAAATCAAGAATCGGTGTAGACCCATTGCCTGCCATTATTTGTGGCAAATGTCCATCCCATTTTTGCACTGCTTCATACGACACTAATTTTGGGTTCTGTGCCAACGCATTTGCACGAATACGCATTGATTCTGCTTCCGCTTTTGCTGCAACCACTTTTTGCTTTGATGTTTGTTCTACCTGTTTTGTTCTATTTGCTTCTTCCAATGCCGCCTGTTCAGCAATAACTTTCTTTTCAATAGCTTGTTCAAACTGATTAGAATAATCAATGTTTATCATTTGAAAATTAGTAATCGCCACAGGGTAATTATGTGTAATCATGCGTTCTTGTAATGATTTTAATATATCTTCCGCAACCTTATCACGATTTGCAACCATTGTATCAGCGTTCCAAGTCCCGACTTCTGCCTTGACCGCCTGTTCCAAATTTGGATATAATATTCTTTCTTGCCAATCATTACCATATTCTTTATATGTTTCCACAATATCATTCGCAATCAAATTATATGAATACGAAACAACTATTGTCGCCGTCTGAATATCTTTTGTATAGGTCTGTGTTTTATAATCAGCACGAATAGTTTTTACATCAAACCTTTTAACATGTTGAATTAAAGGCAATTTCATGTGTATTCCTGCACTATAAATTGTATTTGATGCTTTACCAAAGGTAGTTACTAATGCTTTCTGCCCTTCTGATACAGTAAAAAAAGTTCCAAACAACAATACTATTCCAAGAAAAGCATAAGCAATATAAATTGGGATATTGATTGTCATATCATCATTTTCATTAGTTTTTACAAAGTGCCATTTATTCCATTTCATTTTTTTTACTCCTTTTTAATCGGTTTTTTGTCTTTTTTGGGCGGGTATCTGGTATGTGAAGTTAATTAGCATGAGAGAAAAAGGCACACCGGACACCCATAACTTGTGGCATACGCGCAAGGATTTGCACCCTGATTATCGGTTTTGGAGACCGATGTCCTACTATTGAACGACACGTATATTTGGTGCGAGTGGTGGGATTTCTTCCTACCCACATCCCAGTGCAGATGCACACGGAATACTCATACTTGTACTACACTCGCATTTGGCTGGCGCGGTTGGATTCGAACCAACGACCCACTGATTAACAGTCAGTTGTTCTGCCACTGAACTACGCGCCAATTGCGCCCCGGGTTTGGGCACACCCCCGGGAGGTGTCGGAAGAGACCACGAATCAGAATCTCCGCCCGTCGGCTCACGCGTCTAAGCGCCGCGTCTCAACTCAAGCCGCGTTACTGTCCCACTATTTGCTTCTCGTCTAAGGGCACGATGTTTCGAAGCTTTTGCGGCTCACACATCAGATGTATAGGATTATGTTCGCCGATAGTGGGTCTGACCCTGCCAGTAACACACAAGGCTAAAGGAGGGAAACATCGTATTGCCCAACCGTTAGTCTTTCTTACCGTCGATTTCTTTCTTAAGATAATCCAACATGTCAGACAAAGATTCAAATTTTGCTACTTTAATATCTTTCTTTTCTTCTTTGTCTTCTTCGTCTTCTTCGTCTTCCGCAGCTATCTCTTTCAAAGCTTTCTTTTCAACATTACGGAGAGCCGCTACAGCCATATTGACAGGCTTAGGGTCACCACCACAGCGCTGTATTAACGATGCGATCATAGACAATGTCCCCTGGACGTGTTGCATTTTACTAACATTGCCTTTTACAGCAAGACCGTCGTCAGCAAAGCATACTGTGATTTTATCTTCGTCTTCGTTGACATTTTTTATCATTTTTTCAATTTTTTTCATTTTAAATCCTTTTAGTTATCTTGTTTGTGTGTCTATGTTGTACATAACTTCTTCCAGCTCGTCTTGGAATTCTTTTTCTGTGTACCCCATGTCTTTTGCGAACATAACAGCTCCTGCGCGCATATCTTCGCTACGATTGCTGTCGAATTTGTCCATAGCCAAGCCGACTATGTACATTTGGACACAACTGTTTATGCAAACAATGCGTCTGTTGTAGAAAAAGTCAACCCACATAGTTCTATATGCGTCAGCCAACATTTCTAAGTCAAATCCAAGCATTCTTTTGTCTGCTTTGATTTTCATTTCGCCTATTGTCATTTTAAAACCTTTTTAGTTCAATCCACGTTTTTTTTCCTATTATTGGTTCTGCGGTATTTAATATTCCATTATACCAGCATGTCTTTCTGCCAGAACCACGATTTAACCGACCGATTTGTTGTTCTGCGTTGGACGGATTATTAACATTCGTCAACACAATTATATTTTCCAAATCTGGTTTGTCAAATCCCAGCTTTAAACATCCGACTGTGGCAACGAATCGCAAATCGCCTGCCACGAATCGCTCAACAATCTCTCTTCTACTCTTTGCAGGTGTTGAGCCTGTAAGAACAGCCACATCGCTAAGATGGCTAGCAAGATATTGAGCATGACTGATGCTATCGCAATATATAATACCATTTTTCAGTTCCTTTAACAGTACTTTTAGTTCCGCAATATGCTTATTGATGATCCAATTATATATCATTGGGTTATCAAAGTGCATACCTTTGGCACGTGTTATTTTTACTCGCTTGATTTCGATGTCTGCACCGAATCCAAGCTCTTTCATTTGGTCTCTTGTCAGTTCGAATACCGCTGGTCCAAAATAACCATCAGCAATCGCACAACAAGTGGTAACATTATACATCACACGATTTTTATACACAGTTTCCTGTACATAATAGTGCGGTGTTGCTGTCATACCAAACACTTTGCACTTTTTCCATTTTGCCATAATGGTTTTGCGCATAGTGCCCCAATGTTGTAGGTGTAGTTCGTCAATAATCAGCAAGTCTGGTTCCACAACATCGTCAATATGTTTGTAGAGAGTGTTTGCTGTTGTTAACACTACATCTGCGCTCCAATCGCCAGTATTTGCTTTACTGCAAATCATAACGTTTGGAATCCCCATTTTTTCGAACGATTTGTGGTTTTGTCTAATCAGTTCGATTGATGGCTGTAAGACCACTACTCTTTTGTAGTCTTTAGCTATTGTCGCCGCCGCATACGACTTTCCGCTTGCGACCGCCGCAACGGCTAATGCAAACCTTTCGTCCGCCCTGGACAACTTTTTCTTCACAGCATCCACCATCTGCTGTTGGTGTGGTCTTAGAATAATTTGTGTTTGTTCTGCCATATAAGTTATTCCAATTTTCTGTTACTAGTTTTCTTGTCACACTTACTTCGATCTTGTCACAGTTTCTACATTGAACATAAAACATTCCAAATATTTCGGTCTGTTCTGGTTGTTTGCCACATTTTGAGCATGGGTTCGCGTGTGGCCATTCGTTTCTGATCATACTATACCCTTTATGTCGTCAAGTGTTCTAACAACTATATAGGTTGCCCCAAAAACAGGTGCTAATGATGCGAAGGCTTTTTGTTCTTGGGATTGCTGTCCCGACAAGGTCTTTAATTCAAGCCAATAGCACCTGCCATCCTTCCCAGCAATGAGGTCTGGGGCACCTTTTCGCAGTCCACCTGCGATCTCTCTTCTTGCTTCTGCTAAACCTGTTTTTAACAAGTGGTTCGGGACAGAGAAGCAAGGAACACCATTATCTGTAAGATATTTTACAACTTTACATTGAAATTGGTGTTCGTCGTGTTTCATAACGGCATATCTGGTATATCGTCTTGTATTGTTGCTTCAGCCGCATCTGCAAACTGTCTGCGGAAAGGGTTGTCACTATGTCTTACACTTGGAAATGTTAACATACGCGTTTGTTTGCCGTCAGATGTTGTAATCAAGCGACTCTTCATAGCAAATTTAGATACAATGCCATCAATTTCTGTGATAAAATACCCATCGCCTGTTGTCGAATCCCATTGTATCGCACCAATGTTTTTATATACATTGCGTTCTACACCGTTCTTGTCGCGATACAGTTCTTCTGTTTTTTCTTGTACATCGCCAACAAGATTTGTGCCATCTTTATCAACATTTGCGATTCTGTATTTCTTTTCGCCCCAATTCAGCGATCCCACTAATCTTGAAGCATCCCACGAAGCAGGGGAAACAAATCCCACGTGTCCGTCTTTTCTTTCGTCTGTCATTTATTCGTCCTTTTTTAATTCTGTCATTCTTATCGCGCCAGATACTACTGTTTCTTTTTCACACTCTTGTGCTTTGTCGCCCAACAATAATTTTGCTTTCGTTGTGTCAAAAGTTTTTCTTGTTGTGTCTGGCGACATAGTAAAGCGATAGTAAGAACCCATATATCTGTTTGTCCCAGTTTGGTGGAACATAGCCGATAATTTTTCTTTTAACTCACGCGACATTTCGTTATATTTTTGAACATATGGTGCAAGAACACCAATTTGTTCTTCCAAATATTCAACTCTTTGCGCGTCTTCGCACTCTGGATCAACTTTTGCCATCAAATCTTCAACCAAAGAATTCATTTCTTCCCAAGATATTGGTGTGAATTCTGTGGCACCAGATTGTGGGGAAACAATAAACATTTTTGTTTCAGATGTGTCAACACCCATATCTTGTAAAGCAAGCAAATATAAGCTAAGCTGACAACTGTAATATCTCTTGTTTCCGTTTTCGCCAGACTTAAAATCGATAAGACATATACATTTCTTACCGTCCATTACCAACATATCGACTGTTCCTGCGTATTTCAATGTCTTGTTATATACAAGAACTTCGACCTGCTGTAAATCAGACTCTGGAATCATAGCAATAATATCAAGAGCTTTTTGATCTGTTGGCATAGTGCCATTTTTGTAGTATTCTGCCAATTGATTATGCATTATGGTTCCGCGTTCTGCGAATTCTGGGTGCTTTTCCAACCACTCGGTGTTTAGCCCAGAAAACTTTTTTGCCAGTTCTGTGACAGATGGAACAATTTCGCCATCCAATGTGTACTGGTGTAACTCTTCGTTGTATTCTAGCATTGTTAACTCCTTAGAATTTCAATGGTGTTGGTGTTGTTTTTGCGGTCACTTTCGTGTCGCCAGTATCGTCGTCGTCTTTGTCGTCTTCAAAAGTCAAGTTAAACAAAGCGCCAATATTGTAACGACGAGCATAGGTCATGACCTTACCATTGTTCTGCGAGTCAGCAACGCGTTCCACAGGGAAATCAACATTTACTTTGTGCATTTCCTTATCGCCTGTATGTACCAATGTTGTACGCACACACCATCCGTCTGCGTCAGTGTATTTTATGAATTCTGAATACAAAACAAGATTGTTTTTGTCCAACAGTGGTTGTAACACAGACATAATGTTGTGTAGTGTAGCATAGCCAGCACCCTGATAAACTGGGTTGGCATTATCGGTTGTAATAACCGATAGTTCTTTTTTTACATTAGCCAAAGCTTTAAATAATTCGTTCATTCGAATCTCCTTTGTTACATAGTTATTATAGATCAAAAATTTGGAATGTCAAGATTTTCTTTGAAATATTTTTTATAATCTTCTTCCATACAAGTCATTGTTTTTACTGAACTTTTTTTGTTTTCGTTAATTTGGTCCAAAAATTTCTCGCCAAAATATTCCATCTCGTGGTCTATATAATTCTGCATACGAATTTCAAGTTCTTCCATTTTTTCTTCCCATTCGGGCTTGGTTTCAATGTCGTAATTTGACACATCGTATTTTAGACATTTTGGGGTTGGGTTTAGATAATTTATGCCATATTTTAACCTTAGTCCTGCCCACAACATCCACTCAGAAATCGTGGTTCGCTCCCCATCGAGCGGGGGCGCGCCGTCAAAGTCGCCCACCAGATCATTTATTTCCTGTTCTGTAATTGGGAAAAGTACAAAGCCAGACGGTTTTCCACTTGGCAGGTCAAGTTCACGACAGTATTTTCTGCGAAAGCTATCACGCACCCTTGACGGGTCGTATCTATATTTTAACATATTTTGACTCCTTTAAAACTTTGCGGGTTCTGACATAACAAAAACAGCCTTGACTTTTGCGTGTGACTTGTTAGACAAACCATAAAACTCTCCAACTTCGATTGGAATAGTTCCCACCATTTTATAATCTTTAACAAAGTTCCAGAAAGTTCTCGCTGTTATTTGATCTTTGCGATCAATGTTGTGGTCAATGCAATATTGGCGGTAAGTTAGGTATGAAAAATAATAAAACCCTTCGTATTTCATCTTTTCCGCGGGCGAGCCTGCGTCTCCGTTGTAATTGCGTGTTCCTGTAAGCTTTGGAACATAAGGCAATTCTGCGTCCATTTTATGTAGTTTTATACAGGTGTCTATTTTTTCAATGAAGGCGCATAGACTTGCGTATTGTATATTGTCGATGTCCACATGATTTACTTGTTCTTCTAATTGACATTTGACATCTTCGTCTGACAGTTCATACTGTCCATATTTTTTTACATATGCTATTGCTTCTGCTAGTATTTGTTGGGCATAATAACCGTTGAGTTTTCCGTCTGGGCTATGAAATCTATCTGTTCCGCTTGTTTTCCAGTAATCTTCGGTCTTTGAAAGCCGACATTCGCGGGTTTGTAATTTGCTTTCAAAGATAATTTGTCTTCTTTCCCCTGTTTCTTGTGTGATTTTTACTTCGTTTGATGTTCTTATTATTACAAATGAGCGCCGTAGTGTCATTTCTTCTTTATAAACTGCGCGCACAGTGTCGAATTTGTCTGCCACATATGCTCGCCACTCTTCAATTGTTGTGCCCTTTCCAAAAGCCTTAGATTGCGAATTTGAAAGCTTACACTCGTCGTCGATTGCTATGATAGCTCCAACAGAGTATGGCTGGTACTTAAAATCGTCCCCAGAGCGCGTAAAAGCATATTTACATATCATTGTGCCATCTCCGCCCAAAAGCCAGTCAGCTAGGTAACTTTTCCCCACTCCCTGACCGCCAACAAAGTCAAACCAGTATGGACAGTATGTTTGCGCTGGATTTAATACCATAGACACAACTTTCGTAATAAAAAGCAGAAAATGATTTGGATTTGCGTCACACTCATATGCGTCTTTTAAGAAAGTCTTTATACGCGGAGTTCCATCCCATTGCGGTATATTTTCGATAAACCATTGTCTTGCGTTATATGATACCATATGTGCGGCGACCTTAAAACAGCGGGAAATTTGCTTATCGCTTATTTTTTCCATCTGTTTTTTAATCATATTATTGATTTTTACAGATTTTTCCAGATAACAATGTGTATCAAAAACATTTAAAAAATGTTCGCGGGCTGTTTTTTCACAACAATTTCTGTCTTCGATCGTGCCATACTTTACCCAGTATAAACCTGTGCACTCGTCAAACTTTATAAATTTCGTTTCTTTGACGTATTCTGCTAACTGGTCCTGTAAGTCTTGAATATCACTTGCAAAGAAATCTTTTTGAGTTCTTGACAAATCTTTATTTTCGCTTATAATTACTTTCATAATCAGTCCTTTCTTCTGGTTATAAATTATTTTTCACTTTATATTTTGCCCGAGTTTCGGGCAATTTTCTTTAAAGTATATATACCATACCATATTTTTTTAAAATTTCAACCGCGCGCGCAAAATTTTTTTTCAAAACTTGCTCACCATCGCGCGGGGCATTGCGGCTGAATATTTTCAGCCTTTATACTTGTAAGTATTGATAAATTTCGTAAAGTTCATCTATTAAATCACTGTATTCTTCTGCTTTCTTTTTTGAATCTGGATATCTTTCTGTATATTCTTCAATAGTATCTGTCCAGAAGTTTAATATTTCTAACCATTTTTCTACTTTATCTTTTTCCATTTTTAATCCTTTTCTTTTTTTAATTGCTTTTCACATAAATTATATATCATATCTAATATGTATGCGTCTCCATATTTTGCTTCGCCGTCAATTGTGTCTATAATTAGTTTTGCAAATTCTTTTGTTGTTATTTTTTTCTTTTTTTGTTTTCTTTCTATATATTTTGCTAAAGCTTTTATGTTCCAACTTGGATCATTTGCTTCGCTTTCTCCAAAGTTTTCTTTTACCCATTCGTAAATTATTTTTTCAATATTCATTTCTTTTTCCTTTTTATTTTAACAATATTGTGTTCAATAATTCCCGCAAATGGGACTTTGCGTTCATATACTTTGAATATTGTCCCATTTGCTATGTTATTAAATCTATTTTTTGGAATTTTTGTCTTTTTGTATTCCGCTTTTGCTGTCTTTATCAGGTAATACATTTTTTTCTCCTTCTTCTGTATATTCTAATGTATCTTCAAGCCATATATCTGACCAAACATCTAAATCAGAATGCATTCTTTCCAGCAATCTTTTTTCTTCTTGTGAAAAGAATTGTTCGCTTTCTTTTAATGTTGATTCAATATCTTGTATATAATGTTCATAAGCATTAAATACTTCTGATACATTTGTATATCCAAGACTTTTCGCTCTACCAAACCATTGTCTTAACAATCTTGCTCCAATATATGACATAGACGCAATTCCATTATCTGTTAGATTTTCTTTTTCATACAGTTTTAATTGTTGCATCATTCTTGACATATCCGCATATGCTTCTGTTGAAACATTTTTTTCGCAATTTTGTTTTAAATATTCTTCAACTACTTCTGCATCAATATTTAAATTATCTTTTCTTCTTTTAACACCAATTAAACCAATTTGTGTTGCTAATTTGTCAAAAGCTTCTTTTTCTAATTTTGTTGGTTCTTCTTTTGTTGCTTCAACATTGTAATCATATGGTTCTGTATAATTGTAGTCATCATCTAACCAATCTTCGTCCCATCTTCCGCATCCACAATAATTTCTATATCCTGAATATCCTGAATATCTTGTTACTGTGTATGGTTGATAATTTCTGTTTGAAAACATATATCCTGGATATTTTTCGTCTTTTACCCAATCTTCTTCACATAAATGCAACATTTTTCCTGTTAACATATCAAATATTACACATCTTGAACCATTTGTTGCCATATCCAACAAGAATTTGTTTTCTTCGCACCATTCAAATGTTTTGTCTTCAATTGTCCATTTGAAAAATGTTTCTGAATCTGTTGTATCTGGTAACGCTTCAACATTTAATACACCGTTGTGCGCAAAACCTAATGTTTTACTTACAAATGGATGTGTATTACCTGGTTTTACACTACCGTGTGTTTTTATTCTTGTATGTATTACAAAGCAATTTTCTTTTTTATTAACTTCTTTGATTTTATTCATAAAATCATCTTTCTTCATAATACCTTTACATAATGTTGTTGTATGACCATCGTTCCATAATATTCCTGCTCCATCTGGATTTCCATCCCAGCATCTGCTGAATATATCTTTTGGTAATGGTTTTGCACCACGTTCTTTTGTTATAATTATACACATTTCGATTTCCTTTAGTTATTATTGTTATTATTAATGTTGTGCGCTTCGCACCACCATCTATATGCTTGTTCTATCCTTTGCGCTGGTGTCAGCTCACTTTGGTTTCAATAATCTTCTTCTTCTTCTTCATATCCATATTCGTCATCTTCCATATATGATTGTTCTGCTTCTCTTAACCAATGTTCTGCATCTTGATTTATTGGTTGAGCTTCTTGGTGTCCTGCTTCACTGAATATTAAACGAATCTTTCCTTTTTCTTCTTCTGTTACATTTAATTGACATTCGTCTAATAATTTCAAAAACCATTCTTTTGTTGGTTCTTTGAAATTCCACCACATTATTTCTCCGTTATATGAAAAGTTTTCAATCATTTGACGCAAGAATTTCATTCTGTTTAATATCTTTTGATAATCAAATGTTGATGTGAACATTCTAAATTCTAATGTTCTCCACCTTGTCGAACGATTTATACAGTCGTGATGTTGTCTTTGCCATACTGGCATACAGTATCTGTTGTATTCTCTTTCGCCAAGCACTTTCATTATTGTCCAGAACATATTATCTACATTTGATGCTTTTTGTAATTTTACATATATATCACCTGTTTGTATTGTTCCAATATGTATATGCATTCCAGTTGTTTCATCTGTTTTTGCCCAAATATCTTTTTCTAATATTTTGCATACATTTTTGAAATTACTTTCATACATATACCAATAAAATGTTCCAGGCGAATAACTTAATTCGAATTGTGCACCACTTAATGAAGAATCATATCCAATTGAACATTCTGGTTGTCCAGCATAATTTGCATTTGCTATTTTATCAATTTTTTCAATGCTTTTTATGTTTCCAGCAACTTCTATTTCAATTCCAAATGTTGGCGTCGATTCTTTATCTAATGCTGTTCTTCTTGGAGTTGTGCTATATTTATAACCATATCCTCTGTTTGAATAGCTTCCCAATATTCTATATGTTCTTTCACAGTTTTTACATACTGGAATTCCTTCGTCTGAAAACATAAAATTCGATGTATCTATTTCTGTGCTTTTTGTTACTATCTTTTTATGTGATCTTCCACATATAGAACATTTTGTTTTTAAAATTTTATACTCTGGATTCATTTTCTTCTCCTTCGTCTTTCAAATCAATGATTGTTTCAAATACTTCTTTTGCTTTTTTACCATTTGTTTCTTTTATTAATGCTTTGTTGTACAAATCAGAACGTCTTTTTATTTCTTTTACATATTGTTCTTCTACTGTCCCAACTTTTGCCATTAACATATGTAATGGTAATCCCATTTTGTGTTTGTTGTGTACGTTATATGCTAAATATTCATACATTGATTTTAATTTTTTGTTCTCTGTTTTATTCAATATATTCCATATTGTTGGCATATTTATAATTTCATCATACAAACAGTTTTCTTGATATAAACCAAGTCTTAAAATGTATTGCAAAAAGAATCTTGCTATAAATACTCGTGCAATTATTTCTCTAAAATCGTGTGTTGTTCTCCAACAACGCAATTCTAATGTTTTATGTGCTGAATAACCGCGCGTATATCCTCTGCCGAGACCATACATTTCTGTTCCATCACGATTTGATACTGAATATATGAATTGGAATGCTTCATAAATCTTCTTTACTTGTTCTAATTTCCATTTCATTAATCCATCTTCGCCTTCTTGTTTCCAATCTATTATTTCTATTGGATTTGTTATTTTTAAAGATGGCCAGCTTGTTCTACTTGCTGAGTGTATATAATTATTAAATGTTGTTGAGAATATTTCATTTGCTAAATCGCATAAATATCTCCCCATCAGCCTTCCTTCGTCTTTGTCAAACTCTTTATCCCAGCTAAAATGGATATGCATACCTGCTGTTTTTGATAATGTGCAATTTTTGTTTGCTACACGAAAACAAAATGATTCTAATTCTTTTATTAATTTTTTGTTTTCTTTCAAACTTTTAAATGAAATTGGCTTTAAATTATATTCTGTGCCATCTCCTGCCACACTACCATCGTGTTTAATTGTTTCAATTAATGTATCTGGATCATCTCTAAAACTAATCCAGTTATTATATCCACCATATTCTAATTCTATACCAAACATCCAATTGTTTATTTCTTTTCCATCTTTAATTGATGCAATTAAATCTTCAATTTGTTCTACTGTTAACATTTTCTTTTTTGGCATTTTATTCTCCTTTTCTTCTTATTTACTTAATTTTTGAATTGCTTCACTTAATTTTTTTATTTCATTATAAACACCAGCATCTTTTAATATTTTAACAATGCGTTCGTTAATCATTTTGATTACTGGGTCATCTGAATTAACAATTATTGATGCTTTTTCTTCTTTTTTTGGTTTATAATCAACAATTGGTTGTTTTGGTTCTTCTATAACTGATGGTTTGTTTTTAAAGTCTTTATAATATGCAATTTGATGTTTCATACATTCTGTTTGACCTTTTCTTAAAGCTTGTCCAAGTGTATCTCTTTTAAATCCCAATGAATTTTCTGCTTCTTTTACGCTATCATAAACAACACCATCTACTACAACTTTTTTTGCAATTGTGCTTCTTTTCTTTCTATATTTTGGCATTATTTTTGTTATTTTTGGTTCTGAAGATTTATATTCATTTTTGGTTTTCATTTTATCTTGGCGATAATATTTATTACCTTGTTTATCTTCGAAGTAACCAAACACTTCCATTTTGAGTGACATAGTCCACGCATTTGCTTTTGCAAAGCTTGCTGCTTCTGTTATTGATTCGAACATATGTTCATAACCACTTGATGTTTTCATTAACACTTGTGATTTTTTATATTGTCCTTTTGACATTTTCTTTTCCTTTATTTTGTATTGTTAATTTCGTATTGTTGCGCACTGTCTGGCCAGACATTCAACAATACACAAGTCAAAGTCTGCGAAGTCGTAGCCAACGGCGCAAGACTAAGCAGACTTGCTCACCATTATTTAATTTGGTTGAAGGGCAATTACTTGCCCTATAATTACGCCTTAGCCTGATTTTTATCCATAAATTGTTGGATATTATCAGTTGCATTACTTCCATTTTCTTCTGGTTCAGTTATTTGTCCTTGCATATAGTATTCTTCTTTTCCATCTTTGATGAATACTTTTGTCCACATACTTACATTGTATGATTTGCCATTAAGGACAAAATTACCACGCATTATTGGATGCTTTAAGCTGGTGCGCTGGTTGTTTTGGAATAATACAATGCGCTTTTCATTGTCATACCCTTTCTCAGTCTCTACAGCTTTCATTGTTATTTGTTTATCATCTGTTTTTTGTTTAGCCATTTTATGCTCCTTTATTTGTATTGTTGATATGTATTAAACCATTTAATACACTTACACTAATCAAACAATAATCAACACGTAATCATCGATGAAGTGTTGGTTATTGATGTCATAAGTTAATAATTTACTTTAACTTTGTATATACACGTCCTATAATCCTAGTCATTTTTGCTATATGTTTATATTTATAAAAACTTGACAAAAAATACATTATATTTTAATACGCAAATTAATAGGTAAATAGGTATACTATACAAATAAATTCATTTGTCAATATTTGCTCAGCAAAATGTAAAATTATACTCAAACCCACGGCAACGGGGGGGATAGGAGGGGGGCAGGCCCCCCTGCTGCCACCCGGCATCCACTCGGATATAGGTCACAAAACCACCAAAAAAGGCATCCTATCGATTGAAAAAAAATGACTAGGAACACCTATTGAATTGATAGGTATAAGAACGCATTTCTGGGATCGATTTCAACCCACGGTTGTGGGCACAACCCACGGTTGAATTTTTTTGTCAACTTGGAAGGTGCAGAAATCTGGGATTTTTTGAAGGGCTTCCCCCGAAAAAAAAGTGAAAAAATGGGGTAAAAATGGGGTCCAAACTATACATAATCCGACCAAACTATACATAATCCGGAGTTTTCCTATCGTTTCCTAGTGATCATCCTATCGATCGATAGGTAAAACTTGTATATACAAAGTAGCACCAAACTGGATTTGTCAACTAGTTTTTGATGGTAAAAAAAATATAATTTAAAAAGATGTTGACATTTAATTTACATATATATATAATATGTATGTACTTTCAGGGGAAGGGTCGCGGTATCACACTTCTTTTTTAAGAATCTCCTTTCCTTCCTCGTGGTAGCGCGGCGCTTGGATGATCCTTTATTTGTTTCGTTCAATCTCTCGCGTTTCATCCAGGCAGCCTTCTCCTTTAAGTACTACTATATATAACGGATTCGTAAATATAGGATTTACTAATGGGAAGAATGCGGGTGCGAAAAACATACCAACAAGTAAGCACCGAATACGAATACAACCCAAGGTCGGACGGGAAAGAACTGTCAGTAGGAGAACTAAACTACGAACCACGCGGTTGTTTTAAGCCTGTACACGAACAGCCTTGGAAACACGGCGTTATTATTGCGCACCGACGCGCGGGTAAAACTTATGCCGCTATCGCGGAACTATTAAAAAGAACCATATCAGCCCCCCCGCTCCCCTCAGGATTACCACAACAGGTATTATTCACTTCACCACAATTAGACCAGGCGGTGCAAAATACTATGCCGCTATTTACAACAATCGGTAAAGATCTTATCGCGGATATAAATAAACAAACATCTACCATTACTCTGATAAATGACAGCAGGATTATATACTGCGGGGCAAAAACCATCGAAAAGGTGCGTGGGTTGTATTTGACTGGCTGGTTGTCTGACGAGGTGCAGGCACCAATCGAACGCGCGTACTCGGATATTATATACCCGGCTATCGCAGATACCGATGGGTGGTCGCTCCGTATTGGAACAGCTCGCTCGGATGACGATTATCTGTTGTATAATACTTATAAATATCTTAAAGAACACCACGGGGATGACCCAGAGTGGCTGTTCCTTAAGGTCGGAATTAATGAATCTAACCTGTATAACGAAGAAAAACTGCAGAAAATAAAAGATGAGTTCTGGCTGGCAGGTAAAGCTGCCCGTAAAACCGAAGCACAGATTCAACAGGGTTGGAATTGTGAATATGAAGCAGATTTCTCGTTCATCGATGAAGGAAAACCAAACGTGTCAGCTAAATTCTATGCGCCATTGATGGCAATATTTAATGAAAATAAATTTGTGGACTTTAATCAGGATACTCCTATGTTAACACCCCCAGCGCAGACCGCAATACTCGATATCGGTAGCGGTAATGGCGGCGATTATACCGTGGCAGTCTATGGGTCATACGCCCTCCAGACGCCAAAACCAGGCGAAAGCCCAATCGGACAGGTGTATATAAGAGATATAGAATACGATAATATGCGGAATTTAACTGAATGGGCAGACGAATTTAAAGCAAAAGGCATTAAAAATGTGGTACTGCCATTCGATGCCGCACAGGCAAATAAGGAAACTGGATTAAATCTGTTCGATTTCTTTTTAAAACGTGGGTTTAAGGTATTTAAAATTAAAAAATTGTTACATAAAGTTCAGGAGGAACACGCAGAATGGCTTTTAAATCATTGTTATTTGGATTCTTGTTGTATATCCGCGTTGCGAGAACTCGGAAAATTTGAAGAGTGGGCACCAAAACATAAATTGTCACAAGATGTCGCATCAGCAGTCTGCTACGCAGGACAATATTTCCGCAAAGCAGATATAAAAGAAATGCGTCTTAATAAAATGCTCGAATATGAAAAAGCACATCAGAACGAACAAATGTATGAAAATTATGATATGTTAATGCCATATGGGTGTGGAACGTTTTAGTCTTGATTTATTTTGTAATTTGGTATATAATATATATATGTAAATAAAAAGGATAGGGCATGTCTTTTCATACACCTAGTACACCGAAAGTTATCGAAAGTCCTAAAGCAACTAGTCCAAGATATGATATGTCTGGTGTTGCTAATGAATTAAACGCTATGAAAAACAGAAATGGTTACCTGTCTACGCTCTTCGGAAGATCAGAAAGAGGTGTAGCCGACACATACAGCACGCGAAATAAAAGAAGCGTGTCTAGTCTTTTCGGTAGCAACAGAACGGAGTAAGAGATGGCAAAAGAAAACATAATTCCATCACAGGATGTTGTACAAAGTTTGCAAGAACGCGAAGAACAAAGAAAATTAATCTCGCATTATATGAACAGGTTCCAAGAACTGGAACAATTACAAACGAATTATATCCCATTATACCAAGAACTTGCTGTTCTTGGTGATCCTCGTAATGCTTATTTTAAAGTAAAGAAAGCAAATGGTGATATATCGCAGGTGACTGCCAAAACTGATGATACATTACAGACCTGCTTACCGCTACACGCGGCTGTGATGAACTCTCTTCTGACACCTGCGGCCTATGTGTGGCACTCAATGCGGTTTGCCGATGAAGGATTACAGAAAAATTATGGTGCTGCGCTGGATGCACAAAATCAATTTATATATAAAAAACGTTATTCTTCTCTTTCTAATTTTATCTGCGCAATCAACACATTATATATGAATAATGCGTTGTATGGCTGGTATGTTTTGGAATTATCGAAAGATATCGTACATAAACAAGTCACATATCGCGCGTTACCAATCAGGGAATTTGTGATTGATCAAAATGAACGCGGATTTGTTGATACTTTTTATCGCAAGGTTACATATACATATCGTCAATTGCGTCAAAGATTTAAAGATTATGTCCCGAGATGCGCTCAAGAAGCAAACTCGGACAACCCGTATGGCTGGTTAAGTAAGACGATGGAGTTAATCCATGTAGTTGAACCGTCTCTTGATCAGCCAAACAAGTTCGACTCTGTATATATTGATAAAACAGAGGGAACTATTATTCAAAAGACGCTCGAACCATATTGTAAATACATAGCTGGGCGGGCGGCAACGTTCTCCAACACCAACGATCCTTACGGATTTTCGCCGGTCATGTCGGTTCTGCCAAGCACAAAAAACTTAAATGCAATATCTTTCGACCTGGTGAAGGCAGCCCATCACGCGAGCCGTTTGGATCTGTTGGGTGGAGACGACATCATCAACCCACGGAACTACCCTGATGTTACTTCTATTATTAATGGAGGTATCGATTCAGAAGGTCGCCCACAGGTTGCGGTGTTGTCTCAACGCGATATGCCAACTTTGGATTATATGGTACAAGGCTGGCAAAAACGTATCAAAGACGCTTTGTTCGTTGATATGTTCGCGTCATTACAAGAAACACAATCTCGCTCTGCTACAGATGCGATGTTGAAAGCAAACGAACGTGCAAATATTATTGCCCCTCTGGGCGATCGTATCGCACGCGAATTGTTGCAACCAATGATTGAATTGGAATTAAAAATGTATGCAGAAATGCACGCACTACCAGAATTTCAAGAAGACGTGTCTGGTGCGGTATTCGATATCGTTCTGGATAACCCAATGATGCGTGGGCAAAGACTTGACTCTGCAAACGCGGTTGCTAATATGGCAGCAACATTAATGAACGTATATCAGTTAGACACAGAGTTTAATATGGAACGTACTTGTGACTATCTGGCTTCCTCTTATAATATTCCATTATCAATCTTAAATACATCTGAAGAAAAGCAGGCTGTGGTTGAACAAAAACAAGCACAAGCTGAAGCGCAGTTGTTGGCTGAAAATGCTGCAGGTATTGGATCAGCTATAAAGAACGTTACTGCCCCAGCGCAATAACAGGGATTGAAATGAAAAACAGAAAGAACTATATGATGTCTGAGAAGGTGGAAGTGTGGCTTAAACACGCACCTATGCCAGACACAGCCACTTGGCTTCGTAGTCTGTATGTCGACAACGTTTTACTCGTTGGTGAAAACAGCGAAAATCGTTGGGCGGAATACGGAAAAAAGCTTATGGTGGATTTAATTTTGGGAATACAGCGTGATTTAAAAACGCCAGCTCCCAAGAACGCTCCCGTCACAGATGGTAGTGAATTACTAGGGGTTTTGTATCCTGAAAATGGTGATCAATAATGGTAAAGTCTGTAAAAATTAAAGATTTTGAAGATTATTATATTACAGATACAGGCTGTGTGTATTCCAGAAATACATATAATAATCCAAAAGGTAGATTCAAGAAATTAAAACTTGAAAAATCCAAGAAAGGGTATTTGCGCGTCAGGTTGAATAAAGACGGAAAAAGTATCCACAAGCAAGTACACAGATTGGTCGCTGAAGCTTTTATTCCAAATCCGAAGAACAAGTCACAAGTTAATCATAAAGATGGGAACAAAGAAAATAATTCTGTGAAAAACTTGGAATGGGTTTCCGTGAAGGAAAACATAATACATGCTTTTTCTGTTTTGGGGAGAAAAGGGTCAATGTTTGGCAAAACAGGATCAAAATGTCCTTTTTCAAAACGCGTTTTGCAAATAAAAAATAGTAAAGTCGTTGCCGAATATTCTGGGACAATGGAAGCAGAAAGGCATACAGGAATTTGTCACGAAAACATATCTTCTTGTTGTTGTGGCAAAACAAAAACTGCTGGCGGATACCAGTGGAAATACAAGAACTAAAAAAAACTAAGGTGAACAAATGAATGAAGACACAAATACACCACAATGGTACGAGTCTTTGGGGCTTGATGAAGAAAGCACCGCAACAGTTGTTGCAAAAGGCTGGAAAGACACTAATAGTATTGTTAAATCGTATAAAGAGCTTGAAAAGTTTAGTGGGCGGGACAAAAACGACTTCATCGAAATCCCAAAAGGAGACGACGCCGACTTGTCAGCAGTCTACTCGCGTTTGGGCAGGCCCGACAAAGCGGAAGATTATGAATTACAAGACTCGGACTTCGCCAAAGCTGCGAAAGAAGTCTTGTTTAAAGAAGGTATCACGAAGAAGCAAGCTAAAGCATTAGAAAAATGGATTGATGAATACAGTCAATCACAAGTAAAAGCTGCTGAAGAAAAAGCAGTAGCTGAAGCAGAAGCTAGAGGCAAGGCATCTGTAGAAGCTTTGAAAAAAGCTTGGGGTGCAGATTTCGATAAAAATATTGCGATAAGCAAAAATACCGCAAAAGATTTAAATATAACAGACGAAGAGTTAAACGCTATAGAATCTGTTCTTGGCGCAGAACGCTTTGGAAAAATGTTACTGGGTTTATCAAAACCATCTGATGCAAATCAGCCTTTGACTGGATACAAATCCGGTGGAAGCGAAACCAAAGAAATGGCAAAGCTTCGTATTGAAGAACTGAAAGCAGATGCTGAATTTATGAAGAAAGTCGCTGCTGGCGACGAAAAGTCGGTACAAGAACTGTTGCGCTTAGCAGCAATAACAGCACAAGGAAACTAAAATGTTAGGAAAACAAAAATTTTATTTTATACCAGATGTTGGGTCAGATGAATTGCGCATTAAACAAGATTATGTTTTGGCGACAGAGTTTGATCCAAAAGACGCTACTTTTAAAGTTCGTTTTTTGAACGGTGACGCGGTTCAAATGTTTGCGGTGCACGACACAGAAGAAGAAGTGCGCGCGGAATTTGAAAAGTTTCAAGAGTATCGTAAAATTTACAACGAATGCATTGAAAAATATTTGCCAATTCAAAACGAATTACAGAACAAATATAAAGAAATGTATGGTGAATTTGTTGATGACGAATTCTTAAAAATAATCAACGACCGTCATAACGTCAACAAGGTTGTTGCAGAAGCAGAAGCTAAAGAAAAAGCGGCGAACGACAATGCAGCTCGATAAATTATATAACAGAGGCGCCTATGTTGTAAATGGGCGCTTCAACCACATTTTTATGGGTTCTGAACTTGAAGTGTTGAAGTTGACGCAACATAAATATGACCGTCACGATCTCGCAAACGCGTATCGTTTTATTGCGGACATAATTGAAAACGGAGATTTTCCGTGGCCCGGAAATTTTCCCTTGAAAAATCCTGAAGAATCTGTTAAAATAGACAACAAGAAGAACAAAGGAAAATAGTCGCCCTTTGTTTTGTGCCATAACCTTTAATAGCGGTGAAGCGGCGATGGCGATCACCTAATCATCCAAAGGCGGCAAAGCATTAGGAATAAACGTAGGCGAGACTCGCACTCTCATAACCGACGGATAATTCTAGCGATTGGAAAACTTTAAAAATGGAGCTTAAAAAATGGCAATGGCTGATATTAATTTAAGTACCATCTCAGCACAGTTTTCTACGCTGGTTGGTGCTTTGGCACAACAGGCTACATCGAAAACCGCTGGTTCTACAATGTTTAGAACAGGTTTGACTGGCCGTGTACCACAAATCATAACATACGTAAATAAAGTTACTTTACGTACAATTACAGACTTAACAACCCCACGTGCAACCGTGGCACAAACACCAGAAGCAGATACTCGTTATTTGCCTTCTCCAGTCGAAAAACGTGCAACATTCATCTTCACAGAAGAATCTACATTGTTGCGCTTGATCGATATGAAAGCTGGTTGGGTAACAGAAACAAACAAAGCGTTCCAACGCGAAAAAGATATTTCGTTCGTTCAAGCTTTCTTGGGCAACGCAATTACATCTTTGACTTGGACCGATGCAACTGTTTCTACTCCTGGTCAACTTACAATGCCAACAACATTTGTTGCATTGCCAGCTGGTAACACAATTACTGCTACTGCAACTGATACAATCACTGGCTTGTTGAAACAAGTTTTGAAATTCTTCGAAGCTAATGACGTTGATTGGCGTGCTTTGGGTCTTCGTGCATACCACAATTCTAAATTTGCTGAATTGTTACGTAACGATGCGGAATGGTATACATGGAACACATCTGGTGCTATGCCAAATGCAACTGGTGAATTGAAATCTTACTTAGGTTTCGACTTCATCCAATTGTCCGAAATCGACATCTTGAACTCCACAAATGGAGCAGAAGATAAGGTGTTGATAGCGGCGGGTCAACCAGTCTGCACAGGTATCTGGAAAGACTTTAATACAACAATTTCTGTCCGTCACGACTTGGATGACGCATATCAGGTTAACTCCTATATGTTATTGTCTTCCGCTCGTTTGAACGAATGGCAAGTGTGTGTGTTAGATATTTCCGCACTGTAATTTTACCTGCCCCCTGCGGTAGCGGGGGGCTTGGTCTTTTTGCTTTAAGAGGGAACCTATGAATATTTTAACATATACAGATATTGCAAATATGGCTATTGACTGGTGTGGAGGTTCTCTATCGATAGATAGCATCGATAATCAGAACAATCCAGATGCTATTGTTTGTAAAAGAAATTTACCTATGGCAATAAAGTCAGAACTTGATAAGTATGAGTGGACGTTTGCTCGAAAAAAAATCCCCGCGATACCTGATCTTGAAGAAGAACATCAAATTTGTGGATATTTTTGTTATGAATTGCCGAGCGATTTCTCTCGCCTATCCATGTATTTGATGTTTACACGCAATGGGTACGACCCACTTGTAAACGAATACAACACCAGACCATCATATTTTATTGAAGAAGGGCGTTTATATTTAAAATGGCCTGTGAAGACGTTATATTACACGTCAAATGAAGTAGATATTACAATCTGGCCGTCGTTATTCTGTGATGTTGTGGCATTAAACTTAGCCCAGCGCATAGTTGGAAAAATAAAAGGGCTGGATGCTGACATTTCGTTCTTTGAATCGTTATATAAACAGAAGTTAAAAGACGCTCGCAAGGCAGATATGATAACATTAGAAGCCTCGCAGGGCGGAGAGTCTATATTACAAAGAAATAGGATTGTACCATAATGTCAGATAAACTGAAAGCAGATGTTTTGAGTGCATTTAATGGCGGAGAATTAACACCAGAAGTGTCTGGTCGTGTTGACAGGGAAGATTTAAAGTTTGGCACCAGGTATTCTTCTAATTTTATCCCAACACACCAGGGTGGAATATCAAAGTGGTATGGAACGACAAAAATTGATACGATTCCGTTAAATGTTTCATCAAAATATGTACTTGTCCCATTTAATGGCGCCTCAGAACCATTAGCTTTGTTGTTTTACGAAGGTAATGTATATGCTGTTTCTGGGCAAGAAGTGTATTTACAAGATTTTAATGTTGGAGAAGACCAAATTGTTGGTGCTTCATATTTACAAATTAATGATTTAGTTTATTTTGCAAACCAAAATACCGGCTTCTTCCAAATACAATATTATGGTATGGAGAATGGGCATCACATATTTAAATTATATAACACAGAAATAAAAGAAGAACCGTTTTTCCCATATTCTTGGAACGGAAATTATAATAAAAACCTACAAACCGATGGATATGCTGGTGTTGTAAACGTAACCGCCACAAGTGCGGTGTCTGGGTATAACTTGAAGTTACCAACGCCTATAAAAGATCCTGGTTCAGAATTAAATGTTGTTTTTCAGAGCGATAGATATACTGGTATTAGTGGTGGAACATACAGTGGAAATAATACTGACACGCCGTATGCCGTTACTATGGGAGCAACTCTCATAAAACTTGTTCGAGATAGATCCGGTGTAGAAACAGACATCATTTCTTCGTATATTGGGAATCAAAAAATATTAAAAGAGGCATATAGTATTCAAATATTTGTACCAACATCTCCGGGATATGGTAAAATGGAGACACGATGGTTTACAAAATCTGTATTTTTAAAGGTTATAAACGAAACACAGATACTACAGGCGTTTTCTAGTGTTGGTGCAACTTCAATTTCTGATGGAAAGTTATACTTTTCTACTTTACCAGCAGGGCACGTAAATGGAGACAAGTATAAAATTGTTGTACAGCAAGCAGCGTCTTCGTCTAACGCCCCTCAAACAGACGGTACTGTTTCTGGATACAACAGAGCTGCGTCTGCTCCTGCGTATACCGCTTCTGGAGCACTAGAAGAGCTTGTTCAAGAAACTTATTCTTTTGATTCGCTTGATATTGTTGGAAGAAAAATAAGATTTCATATACCAACCAACACATCTGTTCAGTCTTGGGCACAAAACATAACAGTTGAAGCGAATAAAGTTTATTATTCTGATGGAAATTATTACATTGCAAGAATGTCTTCCGCTACCGCGACGACGGGAACCATGCAGCCGGTTCACAAGAGCGGAACCAGGTCAGACGGAAGCGTAGATTTTGAATATTTTCATAGTGGGTATGGTATAGGTACGATAATTTCTGTGCCTGACTCCACGCATATGCAAATAAAAGTCGATGATACACTACCTGTTTTAGATATTTCAAGTGCCACTTATGATTGGGACATGTATCAATGGTCAATGTGGGGGTATAAAAACAGATACCCGTCAATGTTGTTCACATATGCTAATCGTCTTGGGTGTATTTTGGATACGGACGGATATGGGGTTTGGTTGCAAATGTCTAAAACTGATGCATATGATGATTTTGGAACAGAAGAATATGGGCAACAGTTAGATACAAGCGCAATAAATATGTTGGTTACAGGACATTCTGACAACCATATAACTTGGGTCTTGTCAGGATATCGTTTGTATATGGGGTCGTATGCTGGGGAATATAATGTCGAAGGCGATAAATCAACAGGATCTTTGACTCCAATTAACATAAGAATACTGCCAGTATCTGGAATCGGCGGAGCTCGTGTTGATGCTGTTAAATATAAAGATATGAATATTTTTGTTGGGGCAACAGACGAAGAGCTTTATAGGTTACAGTATGACTATTCTTCTGATGATTACGTTCCAGAAGAACTGTCCACCATCAGCGAAAACCTGTTCTCTGAAGGCGTTAAGAGAATGCATGTGTTATCAAACAAAGACCGCAACTTATACTTTTTATCAAACGAAAACAAATTGCGTTTGTGTAGTATCCAAGAAGAAATAAAAACAATGGGGTGCTACAGAGTTGATGTCTCTGGCGACATTATTGATTTTACTATCAGTTCGTCTAATGGTATTAGTTGTGGCTTTATTGTTGTTAACAGAGATGACGTTGTGACCGTAGAAAGAATAGATTCGCAGAATCCTTCATATATGTTGTCCGCAAGAAATATTCAAACATTGACAACAGATCCTGTTATAGAGGCTACTGTTACAGATACAGAGTTTGCAGGCAAAGAAATATTTGTTAAAGATGAAACAACTGGTATGTTTTATCATACTAGTGTTGATTCTGATGGCGTTTTTGCGAACAGATTCGAAACACATTCTCTCACGTATGGATTACCTTTGGTAGCAGAAGTACACACGCTTCCTCCATATAATCAGAACAACAAGCTAGAAGGATTGCAACAAAAAGCAGTTAAATTTAATATTAGAGTATTAGATTCTGGCGCGTTTAGTTACGGATCGAGCAATGATTTCGATAGGTGGTATGAATATCACAATTGGAATACGCAAGCCGGTCAATCGTGGAACGTGCCACACGAATTAATGTCTGGAGATCTTCAATTACCAGCATCTTTTGGATATATGCAAGTCAATAACAAGGCAGACGGTAAATATCCAAACACAACAGGAATTGCAATTAATTTGCGTTCTAGTTCTCCAGAACCGTTTAACTTGTTAATGGTGAGCAACTTGTATGTATAATTATGGGAGAGCGACACTTGAAGAGTTTTTAAAGGTGTGTGAGGGCTCTTTTGAAGAGACCTCTTCTCTTAAAGAGTGTTATGATGGTTACGAATTTGATAAGTTAACATACAACAATATTCCAATAGTTGTTATTGCTTGGATTCCAGTAACAGATTTGCGTACAAACGAAGAACAACTGTATATGGCTTGTGCTATTTCTACTAAAGTTATAAAACACAAGCGTGCATTATGTATAGTTGGGAAAGATTATCTTGATTTTATGACAAAACAAGCTCCTCTTCGTGTGATATGCGAAAGCAACAATGAAGTTTTTTGTAAATTTGCTGAACATTTTGGGTTTAAGCGTACAAATTTTGTTGAAAAAAATGAAGAATCTGGTATAATATATAATGTATATATAAGGAGATAGCTATGAGTAGCGTTGCCGCCGGTTTTACGATTGCCTCTATTGCTACAGCCGCAGTAAAAAACATTACTGAAAACATTGGGGGTTATGGCGAAGCCAAGCGTTTAGAGAGCGTGGCTAAGTATAACGCAAGGGTTACAGAAGAAAGGATAAAGGCGCTCAATTATGAAGAGTCGATGAACAAAACATTACGTCGTCTAAATGCTTATTCAGAAATAGCTTCTGGAAAAAATATGATGGCAGGGCGCGGTAATGTTGGCACATCGGCTGATTCTGCAACAATAAACGCATATTTAAATTTGGCGGGTGATTTGTCTGCTATGACTTTTAATTATGAAAACAGACGTGTTGATTTGAAGACAGATAAAAACAACTTTTTGTATCAAGCTAAGGTAGCAAAATCACAAAAGAAACAGGCTATCATAGGCGGACTATTGGGGTTTGGCGGGGTTACAGCTCAGGGTGTCGCACAAGGATACGCATCTGGTGTTTTTGGATCAAGTGGCAGTAGCCCTAACGTAACGGGAGCAAATAATGGCTGAGATATATAAACAACAAATAGAGCATAGATCGGGCGGAGATTCTTTGTTAAGGAACGCTCCGTATAGAGATTATATTTCGCAAGGTCTTGGAGAGCTTTCGGAAGGGTTTGGGAAGCTCAGCGAATATTTCCAATATCGCGACGATAAAGAATTGGCTTCTAAAATGAACCTTGTGGCTAAAGAAGTTGATGCAGATATTGTGCACTGGGAGGACTTTAGTGCCGAAGGTCTTGACGCTTTGATGGCGCAGTCTATGGAAAAATATGATAAAGCCATGGCAGAATCTCCATATGATGCACAGAACAGGTTTAACACATATAACCCAGAAGCAAGAAATATTTTTGAATTAAAAACAAAAGAAGACATTTTTACTGTTGCAAACAAGTTTGTGTTTGAAGAAACACAGCGTGATTTTAATGTTATAGCTAATGATATTTCTGAAATAAAAGACCCCGCAAAAGCAAAGGCGGCTTTGTTGGCGGCATTAAACAAAGTGAATGAAAACAAAAGTGGATTGCTAGATGTTACACAGCTTGGTCAGTTAACAGATAGTCTCGGGCACAAGGCATCCGCACAAACAATAGGACAAGCGATAATAGACGGTCGCGTCGGAGACGCAGAAAAATTGTTGGGAGACAAGGTGTTTACAAAATTCCTTGGTCCAGACGAAATTTTGAGCTTCAAGCAAAGAATACAAGCATTAAAGTTAAGTCAATTAAAAGACGAAAAGAACGCGCCCGGATATAAAGATCGAGCAAACTTCTTGATTGCTCTTCGTGATGGTATGTACGCAATGTATGGACCAAACGAAAACATTGATGCAACAATGAACAAATTAACAGAAAAACTAAGAAGTGGTCAATCTATTGGCGACCAGACTGTTCTTGAGTGGGTTGATGGCGTAGGTATTCCGCTCAAAGACCTTGTTGCAAAACTTGGCATTGGTGCTGAGGCGTTGGACTATTGGGACACAACACCGATGACAACAAGACAACTGGCTATTAACGAATATGAAAAGATTGTAGAGCCAGCTTTGCCAATGGAATACAAACGCAGACGCAGTTATTTGTCCGAATCGTTTATGCGTGGTCTTGAAAAGTATTTAGTAGAAGACGATGAAGGTAAAAAAACAATTTATGATTTTTCGAATATGACAAATGATGAACTGTTGGATAAAATGAGAGACGCGGAAGAATTACAATGGTATAGAGTTGGAAACGACAATAGCGTATTAAAAACACTGGATTCGTTCTTGAACGCCGTTGACGCCATAAAAGCTGAGGCAGGGAAAGATATATCGATTGAACTCGACCCAATTCAACAGAATATGGCTGGCTTTACGGCTGGCAAGACGTTTTATGGTGGCGGAAACTTGACAGAGGCTATGGTAAGGTCGCTGCAAGAAGGCGAAGAAAGACCATCTGTTATAGAAGGCATGATGAAAAACACTCTTGAGTTCAAGAGTAAACCATTACAAGAATCAGCATATCGCCGCATCGAAGCAGCCGAAGCTGTGGTTAGCGGTATCAAGGGGAACGAAAAAGACAAAATAGACGCTGTAAAGAAGCTTGGGAGTATTTTGGCATCAGGTGACCTGGCGCCAACAAGAACAAATCTTCCTTATTTTGATGACGGGGGAGTTGCGCTATCGAATTCAATTGCCGCCGGGGTAGGAAGATTAATGAAAACCCTTGGTGAAGTAGACGAGAAAGGAAATTTGGCAGCTCCAAGCGCGAACACGTATCGTTTTATGACATATGCGATTCCGGTTATCCTTGGATATATATCTGTTAAAGGCAACGAAGACGACATAAAGAATACTGGGATAAAGCCAGGGGTTATTAATGATGAAAACGTTGTTGATTTGGTGCTTGCTATGCAGAACAGGTACAAGCCAGTGCTGAACGATAAGCTTATTGCTTCTAATACTGCTGGAGCGTACAGAGATCAACCGGGTCCATCTGCACCAGAAATATATGGGATACAGAAATCTGACGCGTATGAAATGCTTATGTCTGCATACAATATCGCAGCATCAGAAGGTATGGTTAAAGAAGGTGTTACGCCAGACCAAAACACTATGATAAGCATTGCGTTTGCGATAAACAAGTTGGTAAAAGACGAGAAGCCAAAAACATATGTGCCAGCCAAAGATAGCGGGGCACAAAAGCGTCTAGACTACAAGACGAAAGCGATGCAACAGTATAAAAAAATAACCAAAAAGGGGTAACAAATGAACGACTTTGATGATGTTCAGAAAGCGGCACAAGATTTAACTTCTGGTATTACAGATAATAGCCCGGCTCAGCCAGCGCAACAAATGCCAAAACAGGACGATTCTTTTGCTTATTCAAGTTACGGAGAAAGAGGAGAAGAAAAATTTAAAGGACCGGGCGAAGTCACCGTTGCTTCTGGTAACCAGCCGTTTGCTGTTCCTTATACTGGAGGTGGTTCTTATCCTGGCGCTGTATTATATGGCGCAGAAAAAAATCCAGACAACACCGTTGTTACATTAAAGGCAAAATACACGCCTGTCGAACCGTATACTGTTCAGATTGGTAATATGACGGGCAAAGTTGATACATTAAATATGCGCAAAGCAGCATATGAACTTGCTGCGTTATTCACCCCTCGTGGTCCAGATATGCGTCGCTGGTACGGTTATGATTTGGAAATGGAACCAGCAGAAGAAAACTTTGTCGAAGGATTTGGCAGAGGGTTGGTTAATGTTTTACCAGCTATTGCTATTACAGCTGGAGGCGAAATAAAATCTTGGAAACCGTCATTATATAGCGCTTATGGCGAATTAACCAATGATGACGCTATGATAAAACTTGGTAACGACATGTACGAAGCCGTAAGAGACCAAACAGAAGACCTCTTGTCTAGGTATACGTTTGACTATGGCGAAATGGGTGATAATAGCGGACAAAACAAATCTGGTGTAGTTCTTGGAAGTCTTGTTCCCACAGTGTTCTTGTCTTTAACCACCGGTATGGGTGGAGCCGCCACATTTGCTGGACTAGAAGCACTTTCAAATGCTTATGAGGCGCGATCTCTTGCGTACGACAGAGGTATCTCTGGCATCGGTGGCTTAGGTATTGCTTTCGGGGCAGGCACGGCTACTGCTGCGCTGGGCATAGCTCCTCGTTTGGCAGAAAAACCACTGAAAGGATTGTTTGTTCCAGCCGCAGGGTGGGCAAGAGCAGTAAAAGCAAATCCAAAAGCATTCTCTTCTCAGGCGTTTAAGGCTAATTTTGTAATGGGTTCTATTGATGCTCTTGGTGAAGCGGGGCAAGATATAACAACATCATTGCTTGGGAAAGGGCATTTAGACGAAGACGATATATCTTATGCGTGGCGCACAGTTGCTTTTGGCGCATTAGTTGGCGCATTTGCTGCGGCTGTAAAAACCAAAGCAGACAAAAAAGGACAAGAATATTACAACAAATTAGTTGAAGATGTTTATAAGCAATATAAACCGTTCTTTGATAATATGGTTAACGACCCAAAAAGTGGTATAACACAAGAGGTTGTTGACACTTGGTTTGATTTCTTGAAAAATAGCAATACCCGTGAAGGTTTTGTGACATACTTGTATAATAAGATGGCAGAAAACTCAGATAAGTTTGACGCTATGCCAGACGAATTCAAGCAGCGGTTCCAAGAAATTATAAAAGCCGGTAATGGTGCTGTGCCATTAGCCAACGAAATGAATATTTTGGATTCGAACATTGATACTATGTTGGACAATGTTGATGGGTTAGGTGACACACAAAAAGATATTTCAAGACAGTTCATCCGTGGTATAGCTCTATATGAATATATGTATCGTGGTATTCAGCCGTCTCAATTTAGATTACCAACAATCGTTGCCGACCAGAAACCAGGCGGAGATGTGTTCACGCGTGATGGCATTGTTCATTTGGGGCAAGCTAGTCCTTATGATACTAGGCCATTGAGCCAGCAACAAGGCGTTGTCAGAGATGTTGATTTTGCTAACCGTAAAACATCACAGCAGGTTAAAAACGAAGCCATTGACATAGCGCGTAGTAGCGAAAATGCTTCCTTTGACCAACCGCGTGGTAGAGCAATGACAGTACACGAATTGTATCATTGGATGGAAACAACGACAGGTCTCCCGAAAATTGCTGACTTTATGCGTCGTATGACCGCTTGGACAGAAAATGTTTTACCAGGAATTACTTCTGGTAAGGGCGAGGGGACGGTAGAACGCTCTGAGGCATATGCGTATGCTGTTCAATATGCGAAGTCCTTGAAGGGATTGCTTGGGTTGTCTGGTGATATGCGTAAATATATTGAAATGTTTAACGCTGTCTCTGTTGCGAATCAAGCGTCAGCTGCTTTTGAAGAATACAATAAAGCATTGGCTGCAGAAATAAAGAGAAACGCAAAAACTATTGATGAGTTGTTGGCTTCTTATGGCGAGGATAAGTTACGCGATGTTATTAAACAATATGCCAAAACAGGCAATCTTGGTTTGTTAACGCAAGACGATTTAAAACGCTTATTTGAAGTTATGGAATCCGTGGTTGATGGCGAAACCGTTGACAAGATGAGCACGGCTTTTGGCGACAAGCAAACAGCGCAATCGTTTATTGATCGTTACGAAGCAGAATATGAAATGTCACAAGAAGCTGACGCGAAACGCGTCGCCGTGGTAAAAGAGGCAGTTAAAGCAAAGCAACAAGAACACACAAAATCTGTAGCGCAACAGGCAACGGACTTACAAAAAGCTATTGTTGACAATGCTTTGGTTGAGGAAGAAACAAAAACTCGTCCGGAAAATGTGCAAAATGAACCCGAAACTCGTCCGGAAAATGTGCAAGAAGAGCAACAGGATACACCACCATATATGCAATATACTGGTGAGAAGCAACCTTTGGCTCGTCCAGAAGAAGAGGCAAACTATATCGAAAAGTGGTTAGCTGGCGAAAAAATGCCTGTTGATGTATATAAAAAGCTTATGGAAAAATATACAGCACAGGCAAAGAGACTTGTTGGTGTTTTACCATCCGCTGACACTAAATATATGGTTAGACAAAATTTCGCAGATAATAAGCCAACGGGCGTTATGACTGCTGTTTGGATGCCAACAGGAGCAGAATTAGAAGCCATGGGGTTACCATCAGCTGCCATCAACATGTTTAGCAGCGATCAGTTGGCTGCGGTCGGTCGTTGGCGCGCATTGCAAGATGCGGACGCCGTCTATAGTATCGCAGATGACATTGCCGATATTACTGGTGGTGGAAATGACAACGCGTTCTTTGATATGCTTACAAAGAAGGGTTCGATAAAAGATAGTAGGACTTTGGACTTTGTTGAAGAAGCAGAAGATGTTGTTAATAGTTTACAGGATTTCTCTGGTTCATTAACCCATTCTGGAACAACACTTAATCTTAATGACGCGACATATGAAATGTCTTTGATTGAACGAGCCATGAGATTAAAGTGGTTTAAACCCGGTAAGGGCGTTGACGCAGAGGCTCGTTCTGCTATTGAAGATTTTGTTGACCATATTGATGTAAAAGCTCTTGCCACAAGACGCAACTATTTAACAAATCAAATTGTTGCAGCTCAGGGCAAAGAGTCGCCAGTATTGGCATTACCAACAGACGAATTCAAAAGCAACGAACCCTGGGGTGTATGGGAAGGCTACCGTTCTACGAAGCGCCCATTTACATCTGTGTTAAACTATGGGTTAAAAGATTTTAATTCTTATGATATGTCTTATTGGATTAACAGAATGGGAGAAAATGTTGATAAATATCCATCTGTTGAGGTGTTGGAAAAGGCAGTAACAGACAAAGGATTACAACCAGTTGACTTCAGTAATGTCACCGTTAGTATCGATGGGAAACCGACAAATCTTTTTGTTCAGAGAGAAACACAGGCGGCAGAGTTTGGGTCACTGTATGGACACAAAGACATAAACCCGTCTGTTATGTTAAATTTTGACCTTAAAGCATTTAAAAATATGTTTAATGGTCGTCCAACAAAAACCAAATTTATTGAATATCTTTTAAAACAGGTTAAAGACCAGTTAAATCCAGACGTTTTACACTTGTCTTTGGAAGAAAAATTCCGCGAGATTGCTGCGCTTGGCAGAGCAAAATCAATAGCTGACGCTGTATTTTCTGAATACAACGACAGAATGTCAAAGTTTGCACAGTGGGCAACACTTACTCAAAAGGGGCGTATTGGTCTTGGGGCAGACATAGCCGCCCTTGGTCGCGAAACAAAACAACAAAACTTTGAAAAGCTTCAAGAACAAGAAATCGCAGCTGGTAGAGACGCATATATATCAAGAAAAGATTTGAATACAGATAGGTTGCCTGTGAAGTTACAGATTGCGTTCTTGTATTCTGGTTCTTGGAAACAGGGTGTTATAACAGCTTCTAATATCCAGACAGATGATGGTCACCCATTCTATGTCATCCGTGTGTTAAACGATGGCGACAGAGGGACATATGATTTGGTTTGGGACGCTCGTGAATTTGAATTATTACAAAAAACACCTATGGGCAAATATGATTCTGCATTGTTTGCCAAACCGTTTAACATGTCAAAAGAAGAGTTTTCAAAGGTAATTTCTGACGATTACTGGAAAGAAAATTATAAACCAGATCCAAATGATGAATTTGGTGGCAATCAATATAATTACACAGCGTTGGTTGCAGACGCAAAGCTTCGCAGAAGAGGTATTCCAAAATTATTAGAATTTGGCGATGGTGAAGTTGTTGACGATGATATTTCGGCGCTTTATTCTGTTTCTGGTGATGAGGTTATGAACGACGATCCGTTCCCAGAATTGAGCGACGAAGAGTTTGAAAACGTCAGCGAAGAATATCGCCAGCGCACAATTACTGGTGAAGAAAGAACAAACCAGGAAGTGTATGACAAGATGAAGATGGCAGAAGAGATGAGCCGTCAACCTGTCACCAGATACCTTGAACGCACACGTATGGTAAAAAACATCAAAGAACTGACAGAGACACTTAAGGGTAGGAAAGTAAGCCCTATATTGTTCTGGCTGACTGGCGGGTCTGGGGTACAGGCTCGCACCGAAGGCTTGTTTGGCGAAGGCGTTGCCAAGAAATTTGGATTTAATATCACCGCTGACCGCGCAGAACGCGTAGCGGAAGACTTTAAGAAGGATGTTGAAACCGCGTTACTTGAAAAAACATTTAAAAACCAAAAAGAACTCGGCGAATGGCAGGTTCGTATTGGTGTTGATTTAGATGGTGTAAAAGCAAAAATGAGCGACGGGTTTGAACGAGAGATTTCTCGTGACGAAATTATGTCGTTGTATCTTGCTGAGTTAAGCAAAGATGGCAAATCAGAAGATTTCAAGATACCATATATGTATGGTGGTGTTATCGAAGAGAATGGCAACACTTATATTTATAACAAATTGCGTTCTACTTACACCAATTTTGACGAACTGATTGGCAGATTGACAGAACAAGACAAACAAGCGGCGAAGATATTATTTAGATTCTTGCCAATATTGCGTGGCGTTGATATGGGTGATGCTTCGAGCTGGTTTGGAAAGTTTGTTCCTGTTAATGTATTCTCTGACTATACACAGGATGGTGGTTGGGCAAACCGTAAAGGGCACAACATTGCTGTGTTTGGAACTCGCTTGTTGAATCCAGAGTCAAAATTAGTTGCTGTTGGGTTGTACAACTCGGCAATAAATATGGCTGGCGGAGCGGGCGTGAGAGCATACAATTATAAGCAATCTGTTCAAACATTAAGTGACATGTTGAATTTATCGGCTCTTGCTAACGATGACATTCGTTATTCTCGTGGATTCAGAATGGAATTAGACGATAATGAAAAAGCGGATCTAAACGAAGCAATTAAGGCGTCCGAAGAGCTGAAGCAGACGATCGAAGACAAGATAGGGGCTAATAATTTTAAGTCATATATGACCGGTATAAACGACGTGTTGTCAAAAGATGAAAGCGGTGCCGCTAGAAGCTGGTTTGGGGAATTGTTCCAGAAGCTTACAAGAACATCGTCAGCTATGGCATTGTCTTTAAAACCAAGACAGATATTTACCAACTTAACTGGCAACTATATGGTTCTTGGTGGGTTGTCTTCACACAATACATTGTGGTATAATACGGTTGGGTTATCTAATGCTATGGCTCACGCAACCGAAGCATGGGAAAGTATGAAGAACAACAAGTTCTTTATGCATCGTTTGGAACAGGCTGCGTTGTCGGAACAGTATAGACGTGCCGCAGACATGAAATCTCCTTCAATTCTTCAAGATATTGAAAAATATGCTTTTGAAAAAGGTAAAGAAGGAACAGGTAATGCGATTGCCGAAGCCGATGCGTTTGCTAAGAAACTTACGAAGTATTCAATTGGTGTGACCAATACCCTTCCTGATATGGTTGGTCTTGCGCTGGGTCGTTATGTTGTCCTTGAAGACGTGAAGGCAAGAATTGCTGCTCAGGCAGCTGCCGAAGGTAAGACCTTGTCACAAGAACAAATAGATCAGGCGGCAGAAGAGCAGATTGCCGACTATATGTTCTCTCACATTTCGTCTTCTAATGTTATGGCTCGTGGTCGTTGGTCAAAAGCTATGGCTAGAATGGGATTTGAAGGCATGGTGGCGTTTAAAAATGACCAGTTACAGAAATCTGCTGCGGTGTCAAACGCCTGGACTAGATTAATGAATACACAAGACCCAACTGTTCGCAAACAAGCTTGGAGAGAAATCGAAGGTATTGTTATGTCTAATATGGCATATGTTGCGATACAGGCTGGTTTGGTCCGTGCGTTATACAAAACTTTGACCGGAGAAGATATGTCTGACAAAGAAGAAGAATATCTGTGGCAATCTTTTAGTCGTGAAATGCTTGCACAATTTGCTGATGCCTTTAACGCAGGATCTCTTACACAGCCATTATTAGAGTCTTTGTTTATGGGTAAAGAAAGCGGGTTTGATTTCTTACCGTTTACGGACTTTAAACGGATTGGTCGTAATGTACGAAAAGGGGACTATTTAACAGCTGGGGCTACAACCGCTGGTTTGATGGGTTTCTCTCCTACAGAACGAGCAGTTCAGTTTGCCCGCGGGGTATCTATGGTTCTTGGTGACGACGAAAGAGCGGCTCAAGTGGGATGGTTAATGATTGCTGGTCGTTCAGAATCCACGGCAAAGAATATGTTGGGATATACAACAAATAAGGCGGGTAAGATTATTCCAAAAAAATCGAACAAGAAAAAAGATTAGGCTTGAAAAAAATGAAAAAAAATGGTATAGTAAAAACAAATAGGAGTGGTAAATGATTAATAATACAGTGTGTAAAGTAACACATACCACAATAGCCGATCCTTTGGCGGTATATTCGATCCCTTTTCAATATGTTACGGTACAAGGCATTCCACAGATTGCTGTTAAATATGATATTTTTAACTTAACATATGGTTCTGATTATACTGTCAGCGCGTCTGGATTACAATTATTAGAAACTCCCGAAGATGGAAAAAAACTGGTTATTACTCGCACAACTCCGTTCACGCAAGACATAGACTATCAAACAGGTGTTATTGATCCTGATGAGGTCGAACATTCGTTTGATATATGCGCTATGAGAGATCAAGAATTGCGCGGGATAGTAGAAACAACAATAGAAATCCCGTTAGATCATGAAGCGCGAATACAGGCACTGGAATTAGATGTTAACGACATTGAGAGTCTAATTCCATCACAAGCTACAGATTCCAATCAATTAGCGGACAAAAACTTTGTAAACAGTTCTATTGCTACTTCAACGGCTACGTTTCGTGGCACGTATAGTTCTTTAGCAGAATTAGAAACAGTAACTGCAGATGATAACGACTATGGGTTTGTGGAATCAACAGACGCCGCTGGTAATACGGTGTATAGTAGATATAAATATACAACCGCAACAGATCCCGCAAGTTGGGTGTTTGAGTATACTTTAAACAATTCTTCGTTTACGTCAGAACAATGGGCAGCGATTAATTCTGGTGTAACAACAAGTGTTGTTACGAAAGTAAACAATATGCCTGTCCTTATAAACAGCGTTAGTGTTGATTCTGTTACAGGTGCAATTTCTATTGTTGCTTCTTCAACTATAACAAACGTTACTGTAAAAACTTTATATGGCGTAACAATAGCTGGTACTTTGACAACAAATGTATCGCAAGCAACATTTACTCCAACAAGTAGCGATGATACGATTTATGGTAACTGGTGCCTAGAGGTTGTTTGATGATAAGAAATTACGGCAGATGTGTCGTAAAAACTTTTAGCGAAATAAAAATTACTATAGCACCAACACCATCGGATGCTACAGTGGTTATAACTGCAACCGGGTTTACACAAGACGGAAATTCAATAGTTGTTTATCCCGGAACAAGCATTACTTATACTGTATCTAAAACAGGTTATTTTACGACAACAAATACAATTACAGCTTATGACAACCAAACAATTAATGTTGCGCTGGAAGAAGCACCATATTTACCAGAACAGGTTGTTTTTGAATCTGCAACGCCAGGTTCTTATACATTGAATTTGTTGGCTACCGGAACGTATAGAATTATTTGTGTTGGTGGTGGCGGTGGAGCTGCCGCTGTTTCTTCGTATCGTAATGGTAGCGATAGTGGCTCAGCAGTTGCTGTTGCAGGTGGCGGTTCTGGCGGCTATTCGCAAAGCACTGTATCTTTATCTGCTGGTACACATTATATTCAGGTTGGTGGTGGCGGATCTGGGGCAACAGGTGCCAGCTCTACTGGTGCAGAAACACGAACAACGGGTGGTACAGGTGGCGGGTCTACATTCGATAGCACAATACTGGCATACCCGGGCGGTGGGGGATATGCTTCTTGTTGGACAAGATCGTCTTCGTCTTATAGTGGCACAACTGCTGGTGGCGGAGGTCCAGGAACAACATCAAACGGAAACGTTGGTGGTGCCGATAAATATGATGAAAACTCTTTTCTTTGGACAGGCACAAAGACGGCTGCTGGTGGTGCTTCTGTATATGGTGGTTATGGTGCCGGCGGTGGCGGATCTGCCAAAGGTGGCAATAATAATCCAACTGCAAATAATGGCGGTAATGGTTATGTAAAAGTTACGTTTGTAAGTTATTAAGGTGTTGCAAAAGAATAAAAAAACTGTTATAATAAAAACATAATAAGGAGAAAATAAATGTCAAACACAATAAAAGTTGAATTGGATAAATTGTATAGAGTTTCCCCTGTAAAATCTAATTTTACTGGCGGTTCTAAACCTTCTATTGAAATTTATTCCGCAAATAGCGCTGTAACAATCAGAGCCACTACAAATGGTGACTTTGAGGACACCTATGCAAACGTCCCAGAAGTAACAGATTCTGCGGCATCAGGAGAAGTATATGTGACAGATTGTGCAGACAGCATTAAATTTATGTCATTTTCCTGTTCTGATACAGACGCTGTTATTTTAGTTTCTGGTTTTAATTTAATCGTGTCGCCAGTTCATAAGATTGACACATTCAGTGTCTCTACTATTGGAACAGGTTACAAAGTTGGTGACAAGTTAAAAATCGAAGACGGTGCCACTGTCACGCCTTGTTTTCAGGTTGTTACCTTTGAACAAACGGATGGCACTCTGAAAACAGTTACGGTTACAGAAGCGGGGTCATCTGACACAGATTATGCAGGAACGGTTGACGTAGAATATGGTTCGGGTGTCGACGGCGAAGTTACTTTAACTTCGGCTTCAACAACCACATATTTTGCTGATTCTGCCACTGTAGCTACTGCTGGGACTGGGTACGCTGTTGATGATGTTTTGACATATTCGTCTGGTGTGACTGGGGACACAGATGCCACATTTAAAGTTTTAACTGTAGATACAAACGGCGAAGTTTTAACGGTTGAAATTGTTAATCCTGGTTCGTTTGCTTCTGATATTGCTGGAACACTGACCGTGACCGGAGGAACAGGCTCTGGAGCAGAATTAACAGTTGTGTCTGACACGATTGTTGAATACTCTATTGATACTGCTACGATTACGGACGCAGGTTCTGGCTATGGATCTGAAGACTTTGTCATAGATTTAGAAGGTGGAGCAAAATTAACATTTGAAACAGAATCTGTTGGTGAAAGTATGACCGTAAGAATGTTGGAAGACGGTGAGTTTGCGTCTGCGTTAACTTCTTCGGCAAAAGAAACGACAACAGATGGCAATGGCGAAGGCACAGAAATAACAATAACAACAAAACCAATATATTAATAGGAGTATCCTATGGCTGTTTTTGAAGCAAAAGGTTTATTTTATAAGGCTGGTTCTGGTGGTGGCGGTGGGTCAGATCCGCACAATCTTGGTTATTACGCAGACTTAACTGCGTTGCAGACGGCACATCCAACTGGAACAGATGGTGATTATGCTATATTGGGTTCAACCGATACAATCTGGGTGTGGGATAGTGGAACATCAGCGTGGGTTGATAGCGACCAGAAAGGGCAAGTGACATCGGTTAACGGGCAAACTGGTGATGTGACGGTTCAAGAAACATTGGTGTCTGGAACAAATATTAAGACTATTGATGGTAATAGTATCTTGGGTTCTGGTGATTTGGAATTGTCAACATATTTGACTTATCCTAATACTTGGACAACCACAGGCACAACAAAAGCGTTTTGTGATGATATTGCAGCAGATAGTTCAGCAGTAGCAGGTAAAGCATATCTTGGTGAAGTGACATTAAGTGATTTGCCAGCAAGCATGGCAAATGCGGAAATCGTGGTTGAAATAATGTCAGGCACGACAGCGAACAACAAAGTGATAGTGTTGACCTGCACAAGTGGAAACACAGCACCTTATAGATGGCAATATACATATTGGAACAATGGAACAAATGTTAGTGGTTGGAAAGGTTTTCAAGAAGAATTAACGAGTGGTACAAATATTAAAACAATCAATAGCACATCATTGTTAGGTTCTGGTAATATAAGTGTAGCACAAGTATCGCAACCAAGCACAATGCCAACATTGGCAGTAGCAGATTGGGTGTTAGATTCTGGTACAAACAAATACACACAAACTGTAAATGTGACAGGTGTGACAGCAAACAATGTTGTGTATGTAGCACCGTTCCCAGCGAATGCTGATGAATATGCACAATGTAATGTGATAGCGGTATCGCAGGGTGCAGGCACAATAGGGTTCCAAGCAGATGTATTACCGACAAATGCGTTGGGAGTGAATGTTGTGGTGTTATCATAAGGAGTGAAAGATGACAGTATTAAATGTAGGGATAGCCGAAACGATAAACATAGAAGCGAACGGCACTTATGATGTAGCGAGATATACCACAGCAAATGTGAGCGTTGGTGGAAGTAAATATGCAGTATTAGATAGAGTTAAAGACGATAGTAATAATGAAATAGGAACAGTTGTTGGGTTTCACACAGATGCTAACAATCAAAAATATGCGGTTATTGCGCTGGATGCACAATTCAGATTGTCAAGTGGACAATATTTATCCGATAATGTTGCCATTACAGATTTGCCACAATACGCAAATCCATCAGTTTATGGTGCAAAGGAAACAGC